CGGTCAAGTAAGCTCTCCACCCGATAGGTGTGTGGCTCTCTTGTTTGGCGTGGTCGGGGAGGTATAAGCCTCATAACCATGGGAACCCGTGCACTGAAAAGAGGATGCATACTCGTTCCTGTTGAATACTAATTAAATTGACGTAATAGAAGATTAATGCGCTTGTAGCCCAACGGTTAGGAGGCGAATGCCTTAGAAGCATTACAGTGTAAGTTCGAATCTTACCAAGCGCACCAATTTTAGAGAACTAATATGGAAGACGAATTAAACAACGAAAATTTTAATAAAGAATTTTGGAAATGGTTTGATGCTCTTCCAAAAATAGAAAAGAATAGATTTTGGCATTATGCAGCTGATATGGCCAAACTTTATTTTTATAATAAATATTATATTAAAAAAAGGCAAGTAGGTCGGCAAGGTGTCGACAAGCTCTCATAAGGCTTCCAAGATTGGTTCGATTCCAATTACTTGCACCAGTTATGGAGTATATTATGTTTGGTAAAAAAATTGGCATTACATTTTCAACATTCGACCTCCTTCATGCAGGACATATTGCAATGTTAGAAGAATGTAAGAGGCAATGTAATTACCTTATTGTTGGTTTACAAACAGATCCTACAATAGACCGACCTGATACAAAAAATAAACCAGCACAAACTATCTATGAAAGATGGATGCAGCTGGATGCTTGTAAATTTATTGACAAAATTATTCCTTACGCCACCGAGGCTGATGTGATTGATATTCTTTTATCGCAGCATATTGATATTAGATTTCTTGGTGAAGAATATAGAGATACAGAATTTACAGGTAAAACTGCATGTTTAAGAAAAAAAATAAAAATAATTTATAATAGTAGAGAACATAGATTTTCAACAACAGAGTTGCGTAAACGTGCAGCTATAAAATAATGGAAGAGTGTCCGAGCGGTTTATGGATCTGGTCTTGAAAACCAGCGTAGGTGAATAGTCTACCGTGGGTTCGAATCCCACCTCTTCCTCCATTATAAAGGATATCCAATGGATCAAAGTATAATCGATTTAATTAATGCTTTCTTTCCATTCGTCGGATGTCTATTTGTTATTATAAACATTCAACAAATTATTAAAGACAAAACATTAAAAGGTACTCATTGGCTTTCGCCGTTGTTTTTTTACACTGGTCAAGCATGGGGTGTATTTTTTTGTTATTCTCTCCACCAATGGTTTTCTTTCGTTGGTGGTTCTATGCTACTTACATGTAGCATGGTTTGGTATTCAACAATGATCTATTATAAATTTTTTAATAAATGATTATTTGTTAGGATCGATATTTTTAATTCTTGTAGCATACAAGCTGATGCTATGGTCGTCGATACCTTCAAGTAATTTACCATTTTTAAGAGCATGATAGTGTGCTCTAATTTTATCTTTTAATTTCTGCCAAGGTGTTAGCTGTCTAATATTACCGTAGTAATTAATATAGTGTAATGTTCCATGATGATAAAATCCTAAAAATGCTGGCGGAACTCTTGTTACGATATCATTACAGTTTACGAATCTATGGTGTTTTGTTTTGATACAATCTACATATTCTTTGTTACCTAATCTCGGGCAACCATAAGTAAATAACATTTCTGGATTATAACCAGCAAACTCTAACTCTTGTGTGATATAAAGAGCCATTGCTGCACCAAGACTATGACCAGCCAACCAAATTTTACGATTTGGATATTTTTTAATATACTCTAATACCATCGGTAAAAGTTTTCTAGCTTCTCTTCTGAAACCTTCATGCACCCAACCAAGAGCATGTCTTTTAGGAATAGTATCTAAATCTGCATATAAATCATTTATTTTTGTAGGCTGAGTACCACGACATGTTATAATTAAATCATTTTTATTACATGCCGCATGACCTTGTGCGCCATCATTATTAAAAAATACATAGTTGTATGGTTTCATTTCTAACTCTAAGAAATTTTTACTACAATCATCTGTATATGCGGCATTTGCTAATGTAGCAAAAAGATATGCTTTTTCTAAAAAGTTCATGTCATCGATCATAATTTTTCTCCAGCAGCCTATATAATAATACGCAGTATTTATAGAATAATGGTCGGTTAGCTCAGTTGGTAGAGCATCTCGTTTACACCGAGAATGTCGGCGGTTCGAGACCGTCACCGACTACCAAATAATGCGGACGTAGCTCAGTGGTAGAGCATCTCGTTGCCAACGAGAATGTCGTGGGTTCGACCCCCATCGTCCGCTCCATTATTGGGAGATCGTCTAATGGTAGGACCGCAGACTTTGAATCTGCTTATCGGGGTTCGAGTCCCTGTCTCCCAGCCAAAAAATAATACTTTACTAATTTAACTATATACATTATAATCATGAAAGGTTAAGATTTATCTTGGCTTTGTTTTAAACACTAAGGAGTACTAAATGAAGAAGTTATTAATTACAGTAGCCGCTGTTGTTCTAGCAACATCTGCATTCGCAACTGATCTTCCTTCAAAGAAGAAGGCACCGCTTCCACCAGTAGCTACTGTCGAAACTGCAAGTAGCTCAGATAGTTTGTCGGTTGCTTACGGTCAAGACCTTGCTAAGAATTTTGGTTCAAAGTCAGACGAACTTTATCAACTTACATACACCCACAATCTAGGCAAGGGATTTACTGTTGGTGGTATGGCTCAAACTACTCAAGTTCCAGGCTCAACGTTGAATCAAAATTTAGAAGCACAGGTTGGTTATGCACTTCCTTCCTTTTCTAATGTAACACTATCGAGTAAGATTGGCGTTGGCGAAAGATTCGGAACTTCTAACTTTCCATACTTTGCCGTATACGGTAATGCTGATTATCGGGTGAACGATAAGTTTACTATCAACGCTCTTCAATATACCTATACCTCTGCATTTAACAGCGGACGTGATGGTTACCAGAGCCATCAGCTAGGAACTGGTGTTACATATAACATCAATTCTAAGTATTCTCTAAATGCGACCGTTGCTCGTACCTTTGACACTACAACAAATTTTAATACAACTGGCGACCAGATTATGGTTGGTTTAACAACTAACTTCTAATAGCCTCTATACAAATTGGTTAGAAACGCAGAGATTTAGGTCTCTGCGTTTTTCGTTTAAAAGCTCAACGATTTCAATCGTCTTTTTTCCTTGACTTTTCTGCTCTATACGCTATAATAGTAATATGATTGAAAATAAGGAGTTAAATATGTGGAATGAAGAAGATATGGAAAAATACTCAGCCAATCTTGATGCGCAGGAAACTGCAGTTCTAGAAGCTGTTTATGAACATAAATTTTCAGACTTTGAAAAAGTTCGTGTTTATGTTGAATTGAAATTAGAAGAAACCGATATCGATTATCTTCGTTCAGTTTGGAACATGGTCGCTAATCCAGAAAAGAAAGTTTATCTCAATGTTGAATAAAATTGTAATCGCAGTTATGGCAATTGGTCTTACAGTCACCAGTGCGCATGCAGACTATTATCATCATTACGGAAACCACAATAACTATTACAATCGTGGCGGAAATGGCGGTGATTGGGCAGCACCACTAATCGGTGGTTTGATCATCGGTGGAATGTTGGGTGCTATGAGTGAGCAACAGAACCAACAGCAACAATGGTACTACAACCAACAGTATCAGCCGATTTGCCGCGATGTTATTATTGGTTATGATGTATGGAATCGTCCAGTTTTTCGGAGAATTTGTCAATGAAATTTGAAACTAAATATGAGATCAATGATCGATTTTGGGTAGCTCGTTGCCGTAAACATATTCACGAAGACGAAAAAGAAATCGATGGTAAAATTTGGGTAAACACTTATTTTACTTTTGAACCATACGTTAAAGAAAAAGAAATTGTTTCTGTAGAAATTCGTTTAGGTTTATATGGAACTGGAATTATCTATGGCATTCGTAATATTGGCGAACATGCTGAAATGAGTAACTTCTATCCAGAAGCTAATATAAATATTCTTACTAAAAAAGAAGCCCAAGCAATAGCTCTTAAAGCTGCAGAAAACTGCGAGGAATTATATTAACAAATCATGTACATAATAGAGGTACGATATCTTAAACACGGAAGATATTACTCTATTAGTCGCTTGGGTAAGTTAATAATATTAACAAAAGATAAACGGATCGCAGATGAATATGAAGCTATTAATTTTTCTCTGCGGTCTTCTTAGCATTTTCTAAATATGTTTTGATAGAGTCAATACTATTTTTACAAATTTTATTATATCTATCAAGCTGAACAATTAATTTAGCAACTTCAATATCAGTTAATTTTTTTGGATCTGGATAAGATTCTACCGTTGGGCAATTGTACATACTAGCCGATGGTAATATGACAAGCTGTTTTTGTGTAGTGACAACTGTTTGACATCCAGCAAGCATTAACGTGGTCAGTAATAATACTCTTTTCATTTCGAAACTCCACGAAGCTGATTAATTGTATTTTTTAAAATATCTGATGATACTTGATCGTGTTTATTAACATCAGGTGACGATAAATAACTATCGATATTAGACAGTTTTTGATTTAAATTATCATTCTGTTTCGCTAAATTATCTTCAACTGTCCGTTGTTTATCTTGTATCTCGGACATCTTAGCTGCGAATTCTTCGCGATCTTTAGCAGCCCGTTCTAATTGCAATTGATTATATTGTAGGAATGCTTTTTGTTCTAAATCTTTTTTCCAATATGCTAAACCGCCAGCAAATAAAGATAATAAAAAAATATAAAATTGTATTCTAGCAAACATAATATCCTCCAAAGTTTTTTGTATTTATAAAAAGGTGATCTATGAAAGTAAATTTAGGACCATATCCTTCGCACTGGTCGACTTATGATATTGAAGGTGACTATCTTGCTATGATGCATAAGGTAGAGTATGGCTTTCAAGTCGAAGAAAAAGATTATACAAAATTAGATAAAGTTGTTATTTGGCTTCTTGATAAGTGGCAATATGTTTTAAATGCAACAATTAACAAATATTTCCATTGGCTTGGACGTAAACAAAAAGTTCACATTGACAACTACGATGTATGGTCAGCCGATCATACTCTTGCACTTATTATCCATCCTACTCTTGTCAAGTTGAAAGAACAGCTCCACGGTTCTCCAAATACAGATGATGAAGATGTTCCTGATCATTTAAAATCAACAGCTGCTCCTACAAAAGAAAATGAGTACGACACTGACAACAATCACCATAAGCGTTGGGAATGGATTATTGACGAAATGATTTGGGCATTTGCTCAGCTTATCGATGATAACGCAGATAGTCAATTTCACACTGGCGAACATGATATTCAGTGGAAAGAAGTCAAAAATAAAGATGGCAAAGTAATTGCAAATGAAATGGTTCACGGACCAAATAACACTCATAAGTTCGATAGAGAAGGATATGAAAAGTGGAATGATCGTATCGCTAACGGTCTAAGACTATTCGGAAAATACTACAGAGGATTGTGGGATTAAATTATATAATGGAACTAATAATAAAAACAATAAGGAGTTCCTATGAAATCAGTTTACGGAATACCAGTATTAGACCTTAAGATGTTACCAGAACAAATGGTTATGGATGCGGCTGATATGTATCGTGAGGAAGATCCAGAAAATAGTTTCGTTAGACTTTTAAGAGCTGGCGAAGAATTTAAAGATGCTGGACTTACTCCAATTTATCTTACTGATGAACCAATGAAAAGAATGATGGTAACAACTAAAGAAAAAATGCAAAAAAAATATCACTAATTTACTAATTTTTATTGCGATGCAATATAAATAAACCGTAGAATGCTTAACAGGTTCTACGTAATTTTCACCTTGCCTAATCAGGAGGTCTATATGACATTTTATAAATTCGACAGCGCATTCGCAGATCTAGATAAGTTTAATAAATTTTTCGTTGGTTCAGATAAGTTTGCTGAACGTCTTAACGAAACAGTTAATTATATTTCTAACACTGCATTGAATCCATCGTATCCACCTTTTAACCTTAAAAAAACTGATGATAATGTTTATGTTATCGAAATGGCAGTAGCTGGTTTCGGTAAAAATGATATTGAAATGACTCTTGAAGAAAATCAACTTGTTATCAAGGGTTCTACTACTATCGATACACTTACTGAAGATGGAGTTAATCAGACATTCTTACATAAAGGTATTTCTGATCGTCCATTCAATCGTTCCTTTACTCTAGCTGATAATGTTGTTGTTAATAATGCAGCTTTAGTTAATGGTCTTTTGAAAATTTGGCTTGAACATGTTATCCCTGAACATAAGAAACCTAAGAAAATTGATATCACCGAATACAAAGCAAAAGAACCGTACACAGACGAAGATAAGGTAAGATAAATGTTAACAAAAATTAATTCCTGGCTCATTCGTCAAGAAAAAATAAATCGTACTATTAATGAACTTTATAAACTAAACGATCGTGAACTTGCTGATATCGGCATTAATCGTTCTGATATTCATAGAGTTGCAAATGAAGTAGTTTCAACCGATGAAAACAAAACTAGAAAATTAAGTGCCGAAGAAAGATTTATTCTTTCTCAAGATCCACAAAATGTACGAGACGTCGAATACTTCGCAGCAATATATGAAAGTAATCAACGTAACAATCGTCGTGCATGGAGTTTAGTCTGATGTGGCCATATACAGTCGATGAGCTAGTTATTATAAACGGTAATTAAAATAATAAATAGAGGGATTAATTTCCCTCTATTTTATTGGAGAATGTTATGTTTACAAAAGAAAATCTCCAGAAGTTTTTCGAAGATACAAATGAAAATATCATTGACTCTTTCGTTGATCCTCTGAATAAAACATGTGAAAAATTCGAAATCAATTCGTCAAATCGTATCGCTATGTTTATTGCTCAAGTTGGGCATGAGTCTGGCGGTCTTAACCACACCAAAGAAAATCTTAATTATAAAGCAGCACAGCTGTTAAAGATATTTCCAAGATATTTCGAAAATGCTAATCCAGCAGAATACGAACATCAACCCGAAAAAATTGCAAATCGTATTTATTCTGGGCGAATGGGTAATGGCTCAGAAGCTTCTGGCGATGGTTGGAAATTTCGTGGTCGTGGTTTGATTCAGCTTACTGGTAAAGAGAACTATACTAAATTCTCAAACGCATTAGAAATGGATCTTGATGCGGCTGTTGATTATCTTGAAACTCCAGAAGGAGCAGCAATGTCTGCTGGCTGGTACTGGAACGATAGACATCTTAATGATATATCAGACACTGGTGACATTGAAAAAGTTACTCGCAGAATTAATGGCGGTACTATTGGTCTTGAAGAAAGAATTGCTTTATATAACGAAGCTCTTACAATCTTTTCTTAAAATTTCCCTTTACATTTTAATCAACACGAGGTATTATAATAATATGCCTCGTGTTTTTTCGTGGAGATTTAATGTCTAAATTTTATACAAATGTTTTCGGTCGTGGCGATCGTATATATCTTCGTGGTTATGATATGGGACTTCCTGTTAAAGAAGTTATCCAATACAAACCATATCTTTTTATCCCAAACAAAGATGGTGAATTTAAAACACTTGATGGTCAAGCAGTTGCTAAAATAGATTTTGATAGCATTAATGACGCACGTGATTTTACAAAACGATATGAAGACGTTGGTAACATGCCGATTTTTGGTTTGACCAATTATCCGTATATGTTTATCTATGATAATTATAAAGGTGATATTGATTATGACCCAAAATTAATTAATGTTGTATCAATCGATATTGAGTGTAAATCAGATAATGGTTTTCCGAATATCGCTGAAGCCGATCAGGAATTAACTGCTATCACTATCCGCTGTAAGGGTGCGACTGCAGTATTTGGTATGGGAGATTTTAAAACTAATGATTCAAACATCAGTTACATCAAATGCAAAGACGAGTATCAACTTATTGAAAGATTCCTGCAGGTATGGCAATCGCCTAGCTGGTCGCCAGATATCGTTACGGGGTGGAACATCGAGTTCTTCGACATCCCATATCTTATCAACCGTATCAAAAGAGTATTCAATGAGAAGGAAGCTAAGAAACTCTCTCCTTGGGGTATGATATCCGAGCGTAATGTTGAGTTCCGTGGCAAAGAGAACCAAACCTATGATATCGCTGGTCTATCAACTTTAGATTATTATCAGCTATACCGTAAGTTTTCTTTTGGCAACCAAGAATCATATAAGCTAGATTATATTGCCCAGCTTGAGCTTGGCGAGAAAAAAGTTGATTATCGCGATCAAGGTTATAAGGATCTAACCGATCTTTATAATCGTAATCATCAGTTGTTCATTGAGTATAATATTAAGGATACTGTTCTTGTCGATAAACTTGAAGATAAATTAAAGTTTATTGAACAGGTCATGGCTATCGCTTATGATGCTAAGGTCAACTATGATGATACGATGACTACTGTTCGTTCTTGGGATGTTATAATTCATAACTATCTTCTAAATCAAAATATTGTTATTCCGCAATTTAAAAAACAACCTGATAACGAAGCGTTAGTTGGCGGTCATGTTAAAGAACCTAAAATTGGTTTGAGTAAGTGGATCGTATCTTTCGATTTGAATAGTTTGTATCCGCATTTGATTATGCAGTATAATATCAGCCCCGAAACATTTGCTGGAAAAATTGATTTTCCTTCTATCGATTATATGTTAAGAGGTAATTGGGAATATCGAGATGGGTCAGTAACTTATGCTGCTAATGGGTGTATGTACCGAAAAGATAAACAAGGTTTCCTTCCGGCATTAATGGAGAAGATGTATAATGACCGTTCATTGTATAAGAAAAAGATGCTTGAAGCCAAAAAGAGTTATGAAAAAACCAAGTCTAGTGAAGATGAAAAAGCAATCGCACGTTATCACAATATGCAACTTGCGAAAAAAATTCAGCTTAACTCTGCTTACGGTGCCCTTGGGAATCAGTTTTTTCGATGGTTCAACTTCAACCATGCCGAAGCAATTACAACCAGCGGTCAATTATCAATTCGTTGGATTGAACAGAAAATGAATGAGTACATGAACAAGTTGTGTAAAACGACTGGTTCAGATTACGTTATTGCTTCTGATACAGATTCAATCTACGTTACGTTCGAGAAATTGATTCCAGAAAATTGTGATGAACTTGAAGCCGTTAAGTTGATTGACGACTTTTGTGATCGTTATATTCAGCCGTATATGGATAAGTCTTATGACGAGTTAGCTGGTATGATGAATGCCTATCAGCAAAAGATGCAGATGAAGCGTGAAACTATTGCCAACAAAGGTATCTGGCGTGGCAAGAAGATGTATATTCTAAATGCTTGGAATGTTGAAGGTGTTCAGTATGATAAACCGAAACTGAAGATCAGTGGAATCGAAGCAGTTCGTTCATCAACTCCTTCTGCTTGTCGTGAAAATATTAAAAACGCTCTTGAAATTGTTATGAATAAGTCTGAAAATGAATTACAAAAGTTTGTTTCAGAGTTTCGTATTAAGTTTCTAGAACTTCCGTTTGAAGATGTTGCATTCCCACGTGGTATTAAAAATATGTGGAAGTATAAGGATGCTTCTAATATTTATAAATCAGGTACACCGATACAAGTTAAAGGTGCATTGCTCTTTAATAATCTATTACTAAAACATAAATTAAATAATATCATGCCAATAACTGATGGCGATAAAGTTCGATTTGCTTATCTTAAAACGCCCAATCCTATACATGATACTGTTATCGCAGTACCCGAAGAATTGCCAGCTGAGTTTAAATTAGATAAGTATATTGATCGCGATTTACAATTCGATAAGAGTTTCCTTGAACCGCTACGTTCTATAACGGAGGTAATTGGATGGGAAGTAGAGAAAACATCAACACTGGAAGGATTTTTTACATAATGAATGAAAATGATTTTGGTTTCAGCTTAGTATCAGAAGCAGAATTAAAAAAGCATGAAGAAATGCTTAAGAAGAAAGTAGAAGAGCAATCTAAAATTGTTGTTAAAACAGCTTTAGATAATCAAGCAAAGCTACAGGGATTGATTGATATGGTTATGCCACTGCTTAATAACCTTACAAAAGATCCAGATAAAACTTATATTCTTTGGCCAGACCGTGCTGAGAAAATGGCAGCTTTCATTAAAAAGATAAATGATTACGTAAGCAATGCTTAACATAATTACAATCCTGGTATCGTTTACAATATCAGGAGTATCTGCGTATTTTTCGATTATTGGTTTAACTGCTATCTTCTCAGCTGCATATTATCCTATCATTGTGATGGGAACTGCACTAGAAATAGGTAAGTTAGTTGCATCAACATGGCTATTTCATAATTGGAAAAGTTGTCCTTGGTTGCTGAAAGTATATCTGTCATTGGCAGTAGTTGTATTAATGTTAATTACCAGCATGGGTACATTTGGTTTTCTTTCAAAAGCACACATCGAACAAAACATAAACATTACAACTGGTAGTGCTGATGATGCACAAATTGTTCAAACTAAAATTGATTCTGAACAAGCAATAATTGATGATTTGAATAAACAGATTTCGCAGATTGATTCTGCTGTTACAAAAATGACTGATAAGGGACAGGCTGCTAGTTCTTTACAGGCTGCAGATAAACAACGAAAGATTCGTGATGACCTTACAAAAGAAAAATCTAGACACGTCGATATTATATCAGGTTTCAAATCACAAAAAGTTAAACTTGACTCGAGCATCAAAAAACTTGAAGCAGAAGTTGGTCCAGTCAAATACATTGCAGCGGCATTATATGGAACCAGCGGACCTGAGACACTTGAAGTTGCTGTTCGGTGGGTTATATTCTTGCTTGTTATTGTATTTGATCCTCTCGCCGTTGTATTATTGCTGGCATCTAATCATGGATTAAAAAATAAAAGATTGACTAATAAAGAGAAACATAGTATATTAATAATTGGACCTGAGATATTTGGAGAAGATAATGGCACTGAAAGACAAGTTAATCAAGAACAGCACGATCGACCTAACGGCAACATTAACCGACAGCAAGATCTTCACGAAGAAGGACATGATTCCAACATCAGTCCCGATGATCAACGTAGCCCTGTCGGGATCAGTTGATGGAGGTATCACTCCAGGACTAACCATGTTGGCTGGTCCATCTAAGCATTTTAAAACTGGTTTCGCACTTCTTCTTGCTTCTGCTTATTTGAAAAAGTATCCAGATGGCGTAATTCTTTTTTATGACTCAGAGTTTGGTACTCCCCAGTCATACTTTACTACATTCAAGATTCCATTTGATTCTGTCGTTCATACTCCGATCACTGACATCGAGGAACTGAAGTTTGATATTATGAAACAGATGTCAGAACTATCACGTGATGATCATGTAATGATTGTTATCGATTCGATCGGTAACTTAGCTTCTAAGAAAGAAGTTGAAGATGCATTAAACGAGAAGTCAGTTTCTGATATGACTCGTGCGAAGCAATTAAAATCTTTGTTCCGTATGATTACACCACACTTGACTCTTAAAGATATTCCTATGGCAGTGATCAATCATACCTATAAGGAAATTGGTTTATATCCAAAAGATATCGTTGGTGGTGGTACTGGTTCTTATTATGGTTCAGATAATATTTGGATCCTTGGTCGTCAGCAAGATAAGGACGGTACAGAGATTCAAGGTTACCACTTTGTTATTAATGTGGAAAAGTCTCGTTATGTTAAGGAAAAGTCTAAGATTCCTATTACAGTCAGTTTCGAAGGAGGCATTAATCGTTGGTCAGGTTTGCTTGATGTGGCTCTTGATGGTGGGTATATTGTTAAACCTAAGAACGGTTGGTATGCCACAGTAGATAAAGAAACTGGTGAAGTTCATACACCTTCTATGCGAGCAGGTGATATTGTAGATAACGGGGCATTCTGGAAAAAGATGTTTACCGAAACAGACTTTGCTCAATATATCGAAAAACAATATAAATTTTCAACTGGTTCAATTATGGAGGATGATGATGAGCTCGGTGATTGAGGAATATAAACAAGGTAACAGAAAAGCTATTATTGTTCTAGAAGGCGAAACTTTGTGTATTGATTTTTACAAAGATGATCTTCAAATTAATAATGTAGAATATCCAAATAATAGTATTCACTTTGTCAAAGACGCTGCTGAAAATTATGTTAATGGAATTTTAAATTTTGATTGAAAATATTTGTCAGCAGATTTGTTGGTATGACGATAATAATGTGTGCCTCGGCTGTGGGCGTATAGCCGAGGAGATTGTCGAATGGATGATTGCATCAGATATTCGAAAAGCTGAAATAAAGAAGATTGCAGGGGAAAGATTAAATGAGCGTAGAAAAGCTGATATTCAACAATTTGCTACACAACGAGGAGTATGCTCGAAAGACAATTCCTTTTCTTAAGTTAGAATATTTTCAAGACCCTTCTGATAAAATCTTATTTGATATTTTTAATACTCATATCCTAAAATACAACTCTATTCCTTCAAAAGAAAGTTTGAATGTCGAACTTCTTAATAGAGATGGATTGTCTGAGGATACGTATCAGAAGATCAAGGAAAATGTTAATGGGTTACAGAAAGAAGAGAATACTAAACTGCCATGGCTTCTTGACCAAACAGAAAAGTTCTGTCAAGAAAAAGCTATCTATAATGCAATCATGGCGAGCATTCAAATCCTAGATGATAAGAATGGAGTAAAGAGTAAAGGTTCAATACCACAGGTTCTTTCTGATGCATTAGCTGTTAGTTTTGATACTCACATCGGTCATGATTTTCTTGAAGATGCAAATGATCGTTATGAATATTATCATAAGAAAGAAATTCGTATTCCGTTCGATCTAGATTATCTTAATAAGATTACAAATGGTGGTATGCCACGCAAGACTTTGAATATTGCATTGGCGGGTACTGGTGTTGGTAAATCGTTGTTTATGTGTAGTTGTTCAGCTGCTAATATGGTAGCTGGTCTTAATGTTTTATATATTACTATGGAGATGTCTGAAGAAAAGATTGCAGAACGTATCGATGCTAATCTTCTTGATACAGCTATTGATCAACTTGCTGCATTACCAAAAGATGTTTACGATAAAAAAGTACAAAAGATCCGTGGTAAAACTATCGGCAAACTGATCATTAAAGAATATCCAACTGCTTGTGCTGGTTCGGCTAACTTCCGTCATCTATTGGAAGAATTAAAAATTAAGAAGAACTTTGTTCCAGATATTATCTATATCGATTATCTGAACATCTGTATGTCATCAAGGATAAAAAATGGAGCCAACGTCAATAGTTATACCCTTATCAAAGCCATTGCAGAAGAGCTTAGAGGGCTCGCAGTGGAGTACGATGTTCCTGTCGTCTCTGCGACTCAAACAACTAGAAGCGGATATTCGAACAGCGACGTGGGATTGGAAGATACGTCGGAATCCTTCGGACTCCCAGCAACAGCTGATTTTATGTTTGCACTCATCACGTCCGAAGACTTGGAGCAACGTAATCAAATTATGGTTAAGCAACTCAAGAATCGCTATAATGATCCAGGGAGCAATCGTAAGTTTGTTGTTGGTGTGGATCGCAGCAAGATGCGGTTATACAATGTAGAAGAGTCTGCACAAGATTTATCTGACGATCGACCAATTATGGATAACACCAAATTTGGCGAAGAAGATAATGAAAGATCTAAACCAGCTTTTAAATTTGATAGAACAAAACTTGCTAGCTTTAAATAAATAATCCCATGGAGGGATTATGCCTGTCGACTGCTATTATCTAGCAGAGCAGTGGGATGGTATATCATGGGTTCGATATGAAACGTGTCAGTTTGCTAAAAGAGATGATGGTGTAGATGGTGTTTATATTGGTGCTCGCTTACAATTCAGACCTATAGAATCTATGTCTCAAGGTAAATGCCTTGATATGGAAACAAAAACTCACGCAAAATATAAAATTGGTGATAAAGAGTGGATTTGTGTAAAAACTCCTTGACATTTTACACAAGTTAGGTTATAATGATAATATGATAATTTGGAGATTGTAATGATTAGGTTTTTAATTAATCTTGTAATGTTAATTGTTTTTCTTTCGTTTATGAGATGGTTAACAAATAATAATATCGAAGAAATGACACTGTACATTGGTGTAGTAGCTCTGTTCGAGCTTAATATGCTAAGGGATGCCGTAAGCGATCTTAAAAAAAATACTAAGAAACCTGACTGGAATGATTATGTATAAATAAGTGCAGGATCTAACAAGGAAACTGCGATTATGCCAACAAATAGATACGACCTTAATTTCCAACAAGGCGAAACATTTCAATTAGCACTTAACATTCAAAATGCAAACTCAATGAATATTGATTTGAGTTCGTATGTTGCTGCTATGCAGATTAGACAATCTTATACAAATAATACAATTATTGAACAATTGTCGACTGCTAATGGTGAAATTCAGGTTGCTAATTCTGGCTGGTATAATTTGGTTCTTTCTGCACAGAGAACAGGTAACGTAAGTACAAGTGGTGCTGTTGGTTATCCTCCAAAAGTTATCTATGTTTACGATTTATCTTTAACAGACCAAACTGGTATTACTACGAAGATTATGTTCGGTCAGGTTAATTTCTATTCTCAGGTTACTAGATAATGGATCCGTTTAGATACCAGTTTGCAAATACTCAACAGGTACTCTTTACATATACAATTCCTACGAGAGCATCTGCTCCTATAGCAAACGTAACAACCTATACCGCACAAATGAATAAAATACAGCAGTTACATGTATTCTTTATTAATCCTTTAGATGAAAAAGAAACTTATCTAAATCCTTATACTGGTGAAATGCAAAGTCCATATTATTGAAAGGTAAATATTTTGTCTATGCATCTTGTGGGTCCATATCTTACTACTTCTCGTTATAAATCTAAAACTAAACAATCAAAATCAAAAAAACTAGCTGAAGCGACTGCCAAACATAACAAGTGGTTGCTCGAACGTGGTTTGCATCCGAACCAACGCCAGCTTCAAAAAGCCTATCGTGGCGAGCTCAAATTTAACATTCCTGATTATACTACTGAGAGCCTGTATGAATTAGGCAATCAAGTAGGTAATGGTTATAAGCGTGGCATCATGGAGAAACTTCGTGATGAATCGCCAGAGGTCCAGAAAGCTATTCTGGATAAAGCTGCTCGTTGTGAGGTAGCTTATAATAAAGGACCAGTGATGTATCACAGTCCTGAAACTGATATGAGTATGACTGGTAGCAAAAGTAGGAGAGGTTAAATGGTAGAACAAATGGAACAAGCAACAGTTAATGATTTAAGTCAAGAGCAGAAAGAACAATATCGTTTAGATCAGCTACGATATAATCGTCAGTGGGCTGTTGAAAAAGCAATGATTTGGGCTAATTCTAACAATACTGTAGAACGTATGCTTGAGATTGCTGAGATGATGAATGAGTTTATCAATAAGGATAAAAAATAATGGATTATAAGGTTGTAAAGAAAGATAATACTTACACTGTGTTGGAAACTAAAACTGAACATAATGTTGGGACATATCTTTCAGAAACTGAAGCACGTGTTATTGCTCGTATGTATAATCTTGGAGGTGGGTTCGCAGGTTGGACACCAAAATTTATTTTAAATAAAGTTGATGTTGAACGATATATTACTGTTGGACTTGACTAAATAAAAGTAATGAAATTGGTTTGCACCTTTAGAGGTGTTCGTGGCAAGGGAGTCGAAAGTACAGTATCGATACCAAGGAAAAGTCTGGGAATAAACAGTGGGGTTCTGTCCGGACAGCCAGTTTCTATTGCTTCAAGGGGGGATCTTAGGGTCTCCCCTTTTTCATTATATAAATATAATAAAATAATTATATTGGAGCATTTTCATATGGGAAATTTCATTAAATATCTATTAGAAGAAAAAGCAAGCAAAGAAGATTTTGGTGATTTAGGAAATGACCCAAAAGGTAAAATGCATGAATTGTTAGTAGGTATGCACCTTAATGGTGGCAAACATATGGAAACATTTAGAGACGAAAATAAGAAAACACCAAAACAAGTTCACGACGAAATTGCAGAAAAACTTGGTGGCGTAAATTCTCCTCAATATAAAAACTTTAGCGAAAGAGCCAGAAAAGCTGCTGAAGATATTAAAAAACAATTAGGTTTAAAAGATGAAGATATTGCTCATGTTAGATGGACTTCTAAACATGGCGATTTAGAATCCGCCACAGGTATACCAGCTACACAAACACAAGATGGTTCCGATGTGCTCATCACAGACCGCAATGGCAGACATCATGGCGTAAGTTTAAAAGTTTCAAACGATAATCAACCGATTACTCTTTCTAATGGTGGTGTCGAAGATACTTATGGCGGTAGTAAAATTCACGAAGATAATAAAAATAAAATTAAAGAACAATATCCTGAATTACAGCATATTTCTAATCCAGATCAAAGAAAAGAATGGTTAAGAAATAATCCAGAAGCAAAAACTAATATTAACGGAAGAAATGTTGCAACATTACAAAATATAGCTAGGCATATGTCTGAACAAATTAGTAATATGACACCAAAACAAAAAGTTGAACATATAAGAAAAACTTTAAAAGCATATTCTACACCAATGCAAGCGCATGGTCACAACCATATAAGACACTTCACGGGTGGCGGTCACGATCCTGTTTTAGAAACATCTCATCCAGGTGAAGATCATGAACATTTTTTAAGTCAGCCAGATCGTATAAAAGTTAGACACGCAGGTACTTCTATATATTTTGAACATCATGGTGAAGATGGTAGAGTTACTCCTTTTGCCATGCAAACTGCTAAATTTAGTAGCCAATCAGATCCTTTATCTTCTTTAGTTGTTGTCGGAAAAGAAGTTAAAAGAAAAAAAGATAAAGCACCATCAGTTGCTCCAATTTTACAAACTGAAAAACCACCAGCAACAAAACCTGCTGCCAAAAAGAAAAAAGTAGAAACAACACCAACATCTGCCGAACAAAAAAGAGCAAAACAATCTGCAGGTAGCACAATTGGCGGTCAATCTTTCTATTCTCCTTCTGAAATCGGTAGACACGCAGATGATGGCGGTAGATCAGTAGATGAAAATAAAAAATCATCAAAATTAGGATTGAAAAAATTACTAGAAATGATTGGAAGATAATATGTTAAGTTTTAGAGCTTTTATTATTGAAGAAGAACAAGAAGGCGAAGGTAAGAAACTAAAACATCTTACTCATCTTGAGGATAAATCTTTTCATGAAGGTCATCAAGGTGTAGCCGAAGCCGATAAAACACTTCGTGGTGTTGAAAAACAAATTGAAGGCAAACCAACTAAAACTAAAATTTCAACAAAATGGGACGGTGCGCCTTCTATCGTTTACGGGCATCATCCAGAAACTGGTCAGTTTTTTGTTGCTTCAAAATCAGCATTCAATAAGAACCCAAAATTAAATTATACGCCTGAAGATATCGAGCGTAATCATGGTCATGCTCCTGGACTCGTTGAAAAACTAAAAGCAGCATTAGAGCATCTACCAAAAGTTGCACCAAAGAAAGGTGTATTCCAAGGCGACTTGATGTATACTAGACCTGATGTTGCAGCAGAAGGCGATAAAGTAAGTTTTCAGCCAAACACCATTAAGTATTCTACTCCTGAAAATGGCAGAGAAGGTAAAAAAATAAAAGCTGCTCAATTAGGATTAGTAACTCATACAAAATATGTTGGTAAAAAACTTGAAGATATGGCTGCAACCCCAGTTGATGGTACAGAAGGTTTCAAACAACATCCTGACGTTCATCAAATTGATCCAGTAACAAACACTGAGAATGCGCATTATACTCCTGAGATGAAAACTGAATTTCATAATCATTTGGAAAATGCACGCAGAGCATATTCTGATATGAGCCATGAATATCCAGATATGATTAAAGGCAATGAACCTTGGATTGAAGCGCATGTTAATGATCAGGTAAGAAAAGGTGGCAAACCGTCAGCTGAAGGTTTCCTAAAGTATATGAGAGATAGAAGAGATAAAGAAGTTGGTAAACTTAAATCTCCTGCTGGTCAAGAAAAGAAAAGATTAGAACACGACAAAAACATTGATAATCTAGAAAAAAACAAAGGCGAACTTGAAAAACTATTCAAGTTGCATGGCCATTTACAGGGTGCTAAAAACGTATTAGTGAGAGCTCTAAATTCGTCAGGCGATTATGACCATGAAATTAATGGTGAAAAAACAGGTCCGGAAGGATATGTTGCTGATGGTACTAAACTTGTTGATAGAGAAGATTTCTCTAAGAAAAATCTATTAGGTGCTGGTGCATTTCAAAAGAAACCAATTTCAGAATCTTATGATCCTAAGCCAATCGTTTATGCTCATGTTAGAATGAATCCTCCGACTGCTGGTCACGAAGCATTAATTAATAAAGTTAAAGAAGAAGCTGATAAACAAGGTGCTGATCATTTAATTAATGTATCCCATAGTCAGGATCCTGAAAAAAATCCATTAAGTAAAGAACAAAAACTTGCTCATCTTAGAGAGATGTTTCCTAAAACTAATTTCGGTGCTACCTCTGAAGAAGAACCAAGTTTAATTGACCATCTTAAAAAATTAAACAAAGCTGGACATAAACATCTTACATTGGTAGCTGGTAGTGATCGTGCACCTGAAATGAAAAAATTACTTGATAGTTATAATGGAAAAGAGTATAACTTTGATAAAATTAATGTAGTTTCATCTGGCGAAAGAGATCCGGATGCTGAGGGCACAACTGGTATGTCTGCAACTAAAATGCGAGATCATGCTATAAATAATAGGTTCAATGAATTTGCTTCTGGTCTTCCATCTAAAACTAAACCAGATCAAGCAAAAAGAATATTTGATGATGTAAGAAATGGAATGGATATTCCTATTAATCCAAATACTCATCCTATTAAATTAAAACGCTATGCTGAAAGAAACGATCCTATCGGCGAGAAAGCCAGAAAAGAACAGAAAAGACGTATGGCTGAAAAGGTTATTAGAAAGAAAAAATAATGGCAATTGATGAAGAAGCATTTTTAAAGAAATTTGCAAAAGCTCTAGGTGCAGAGGATGTACTTGATGAGATGGAACAAAAAAAAATCAAGGAGCAAAAACTTCTTGAAGGTTTAAATAATGCACTTACGAAATTAACTGTTGGTGAGAAGCTAGTTGTTGAAGAAAAATTCAAAAAGCCAGTTCGACTTATTGCTGAAGATATCCCAGTTGGATTACCAGCTCCAGCATCAAAACCAAATGAGCCAAAACCAATTCCTCTTGGTGCACAGCCATTACCACAGCTTCCTCATAAAGATTTAATTACAAAATCAGTTGATGCTATTTCACAGAAAGCACGTGATGAATACGTAGCTGCTGTTGATGCTGTACCAAACAGTATTCGCAAAGAACTTGATATTATTAAGAAAACAATTACTGATTTGCATCGTTATGCATCACGTGCATCCCAAATGGGCGGCGGTGGTGAAGTAAAATTTGCTCGTTTAGATGATGTTAATTCTTCAACAATTGCTGCTGGATTGTATTTAACCTATAATCCAACAACTAAGATGTTTGAATTTCAAGAAGTTTCAGCACAATCAGTTAATCTCAGTAATATAACTCAAGATATAGTTCCCCAGTACTCTGGCGTGTGGAGTCTTGGCAACTCTACAAATCAATGGGCTAATTTATATGTTCAGGACGTCGTATTTCCCGATGGCACCACGATAGTAACATCAAATACACTCGGTAAGTTTGTATTCACCAATAACACGATTAATCTCGTAAACTCAGTAAGTAACGATATAATCGTTAATCCACAGGCAACTGGTAATTTTACTGTCAATGGTAATATTATTCCAACTGGCAATCAAACATATACACTTGGTAATACTACTAATCGTTTCCAATCAATTTATGTCGGTTCTAATTCTATTGTATTTTCTGATACATTGGGCGGTCCAGATCAAACTTTATCTTTGGCTAATCAAGTATTTTATATTACACAAGGTCCAGGTACAAATACTCAATATAATGCTAATGCTGGATTTAATGCTGGTGGTATTATATCTCAAAATTATTCTTTGTTTCTAGCCAACAATAGTCAAAGTTTGACTATTGGTAATCCAGGAGATTCTGGCCAAGTTATTATTTCCAGAACCGTTCAAATCGGTAACTCTGTTGCTAACTCTGCACAGTCAGCATTCCAAATATCAAATAATGGTTTAACAACCATTCGTAATAATTTAAATATTATCAATCCTATTACACAAACTACAATATCTCCTTTTACTGTCCAAAACCAGTCAGGAACGCCACAAGGATTTACAAATCCAGGCGTAACGATGTATGCGATTAATGCTGCTAATCTCAGTAATCGTTTTGTTATGGATACATATGGTAATAATATGTATAATGTTATTGCTGCTCGAGCTTCTAGAGGTACAATTAATTCTCCTACTTCTTCTCAGGCAAATGACATATTGCTTCGTATAACAGGTAATGCTTTTAGAAATAACGCATTTGGTACTTCTGGTGATGCTCGTATCGATCTTGTTGCTTCAGAAAATTTTAGTGATGCAAATAATGGTTCTCAGATAAATTTTTGGACAACAAAAATTGGTACAAATAATATAGCTATATCTGCTTCGATTACATCGAATGGGTTTGTAATTGCTAATAACCAAACTGGTATAACATTTAGTGATAATACATATCAAAATACTGCATTCAATTCTACATCGGCAGTAACAAATATTACTGTCGGAACTGGTCTTACTCAGTCAAATTCTGTTGGTAATGTTGGTATTAATGCAACTGGTGTTCTTTCGGTAGCTGGTACAGCAAGACAAGTTATCGTTGCCAACACTGGCCAGAATATAACTCTCTCGACTCCTCAGAATCTCGATACAAATTCGACAGTTCAATTTGCTAACCTAACTGTTAATAACTTTACTGTTACTGGCACTTCAACGATCGCAAACAATCAATCTCTTGCAACTAAACAATTAAATCTCGCATACAATTCTACACTTGCCGCACAAATTGATGGTGGTGGTATTACTCTTGGTAATACATCTTCTGCATATTATCGCTCGATTCTCTATAATTTGGCTAATGATTACTGGTCAACGGGCAGCGCCAATTTTGTCACACAAAATTTATATTCAAATTATATCAATGCGAATAACCTTTCGATAGCAAATGCTGCACATTTCGGTGACGCTTACATTGGTTATGACTATCCAAATGCAATTATTCAAGCCGATCAAAATATTGCAACTTATAGTCAAATAATAGAGCAAAATCACAGCAGTAGCGTTGATGCTTCTACGGATTTTGTTGCAGTTAATGATATTGGTAATAATGATATTCACTTTATTGATTTTGGCATAAACAGTTCTACATGGTCGAATACTGATTGGACTATCAATGGACCATCTGATGGTTATCTTTATATTGACTCGGGTAATCTATCAATAGGAACTGCGACTGCAGGTAAAGTTTTAACATTTTTTACTGGCGGTACATTAGCATCAAAACTTCGTATGACGATTAATGATTCTGGTGTTACAGTTGTTAATAATGTAACAGCTAACAGCTTTACTGGTCCATTAACTGGCAACGTAACTGGAAACATTACTGGTACAGCAAATAACACTAACTACGTAGGTTCGGTATCTGCTGCTAATGTTGTTTCTAATGCTCAATTAGTTGCTAACTTAGCTAACTATACTAATACAGCTGGTTTATCTGCATACCAAACAACTGCTGGTTTATCAGCTAATGTATTAACACTAACTTCTAATAACACAACTTACGTAGGTGCTGTTACAGCTTCTAACGTAGTATCCAATGCTCAGTTGATTGCTAACTTAGCTAATTATCAAACTACAGCTGGTTTATCAGCTAATGTGGCTAAACTTACAGCTAACAATACATCATTCGTTGGATCAGTTTCAGCAGCCAACGTAGTATCCAATGCTCAGTTGATTGCTAATCTTGTTAATTATGCTCAGCTTGCTGGAGCTACTTTTACTGGTAATGTGATAGTTAATGCCAACCTTACTACTAATGCTATCTTTACAGTCGGTAATGCTACAGTAAATACAGTTATAAGTGGTTCTACTATTACGACTGCTAATTTGACTACTAATTATATTGTCGCAAATGGTACTGCTGGAGTAGCGGGTCAGGTGCTTGTATCTGGCGACGGTTCTTCTAATGTATACTGGGCAAATCCATCTCTTTATTTTGTGCTTGGCGCAAATACTACATATACTCCTGGAAATGCTACACCTCAAAGTATATTTCGAGTCGGCGCGACGTTGGCAGCGAATACAAGATACCAATTTAGAGCTCAGTTTTCTTTTAGTACATCGGTTAACCATTTAGTTCCTACACTAGCATGGAATGGTACAGCTATAGGAAACGTAAAGTCTATAACGTATAATGCTATATCCGACTTTGCAGGTTTTTCATCATCAGATAATAACTTAAACGTAGTATATAATCTACTATATTCTGGATTTACTACTGGTGTAAGTTTATTACCAGGAGGACCAAAAGGACAAACAAGCTCAAATGTTCCAATGGGTGTGTTGATTACTGGAGTAGTAGATGTCGGTAATACTAGTGGAACATTTTATCCTACGATAGGATTTGATAATACTCCTGGAACTGTTACAACTTATGCTTTAAGTTCTATATCATTTGTTCCAGCAGGTGTATCTGGAGCAAATAGTTCAGTTGGTACATGGGCATA